GGCCGGCGCTTCATTGGAGGATTCACGCGGTCTGCGCCGATGGTGATCTCGCCTGGAAGCGCGTTGTCTGACTGTGCAAGACCGCCTTCTGAAATCTTCCGCAGATACTCCATCTGCTTCCCAAGTGCTGCGCGCTTCCTGCTAACGGTAGCGGGGCTTTCACCGGCACGAGGAATATATCCGAGCAGAGTGCTCTGGATGTCTTTCTGAGTGAGCGCGGCACCTGAGCGAGGGCGTGCGATTGCCTCTGATAGAGTTTCAACCAATGACACGAACTCCATATCATCCGGGCTTATATCAAGCGTTCCTGCGTAAAGTGCAGTAGACCACTGCGTTGGGTCCATTGAGAGCAGTTTCATCGTGTCTGCCCCAGGCCTATAACCTTTCGCATAAAGAGCATCAACCGCAGGCAATGCGTCCCTGAGTGACGTGTAATACAGGCTGAACTTCTGCTGCGATTCGGTTGGCGGTTTTGCGGTCGTACTAACAGGGTTTACTTTTGGCGCATCCCTGCCTACCGTTTTCCATTCACCGGAATCAGCGTCCCACTCTTGGTACAACGTCGTCCCGTCTTGCTTGATCTGGCGCTGCTTTGATGGGCCTGATGGTTCTTCCTGCGGGATGAAACGATCCTTTGCACCAGGTGTCACAAGCAATGTGCCAAGACCTCCGCTTTCCGGGTCACGATATTGCGGAATCTTGGTAGGTGATAGTCCTCCAATGTCACGCGGGTACATCTGCGGGAAGGCGGCCTTGTGGAAGTTCACGACCTTCGTCGCTGCATCTTGGTCAATTGATGCTATCTGCTTCAGGTTAGACAGGTTCAACGACCCATCCTCTCCGATGACGTTCTGCGTCAGCGCACCGATGGCCGCATCCTTCTGCTGCTGCGCCTTTAATGCTTCCTGCTGCGCCGTCTGATGGCGAAGCGCGGCAAGCGTAGACGCTGCTGCCAATGGACTCGGCAGGCTGATGCCAAACTGGCTGAACTTTGCCGGGATGCTGTAGTCGATTGGCATATTATTGCCTCCATCCTTCCCATGCGCGCGGAGACGGAACACCGCCGCCGCCGGAAGCGCCACCGCCCTGCCCTGCATTCAGCCATTTGTTCTGCAGGTCGTAGTTCAGGTAGGTATTCAGCGCGTTGTTCAGCGAACCGGTGATGCCAAGTGCTCGGCTTGCATCGATGTTACCAAGAGCCGTAGCGCCCTCCATCGCGTTTGCTCCGAACTGACCCGCCACACCGGTCATGGTGTTTGCACCTGCCTGGCCAAGGCCAGCAAGCGCCGACAGCCTGTTGAACTGGTTTTGGAATTCTTGCGAAGCGAATCCCTGCCCGTACCGCTGCAACTGTTTGAGCGCAGCGCCGCCAAGCATACCGCCTCTAGCTGCCATGTTGCGTTCCAGCGCCTGCTGACCCTGACTCATGCGCCATTGGTACGACGGGTCATTCTGGATGCTGGACGGGTCTGCCATCAGCGCCTGAATGTCAGCGAGCGACTGTTGCCCGGCCTGAACGTATGGAGCTTGGATGCTCTTTTGGTATTCGAACATCTCGCGATTAAGCGCGTTGGCCTCTCGCTGCGCCTTTGACTGCTTGTTCCCGGCGTAGATAGACCCGCCGATATTCCCAAGCGTGGCAACAGTTCCGAGTGTCGCGATTACCGGGTCCATATATCAGCCCTCTTTTACCTTGATGAACCTGTACGAAAACTTTGCGGACAGGTTATTTGCGCTGCATACAACAACGCGCGGAATAATGTCGGTGCGCGCAGGAATCTTATTCAAGTAGTCGATGTCATCGAAAAACAGAGACCCGTATTGCAATTCAAACGGGAACCTTAGCCTTGGCCGCCAGGGACAAAAGTCACACAATCCTCCACTCTGTTCCGTTACTTGCCATGGTGTAGCAGGTATATTGAACGATGAAAGACGGGCTAGCAGTCCCATTCACAGTGCCTACAAGCGTCACGGCGTTTGCCGATGAATCAGCCTTCGCAACCGCGACCATCTTCCCGACATTGGCCGCAGGGTCAGGAAGCGTTACGCTCACCGCCCCCGACGACGCATCAACGTCGCAGAAATCGCCAGCAACTGCCGTTACGTCGTAGACAACACTTCGGACGTTCCAATCTACATTGGACAGTCTGAGTGATCCGGTATGATTGCCAAGGTCAAGGTAGTAGGACGGCAGTTCTCCATCCAACTTGTCCGAATCAACAACAGACCCTGAGCCGGTAGGGTCGTAAACCGACTTGAGCATGTACCCGCTCCCCTGCTGCTGGCTCACAAGGCGCAGGAAGAACTCCGTCCAAACCGGAGTAATCAGGCCATTGGCTCCGATCATAGGCTGCTGGATCGGCGGGCTGGCGGCCATTAACTAGACCCTGCCTCGACTTCGATCATGTCGTCGAGAATCGCCAGCCTGATCCTGTCCGCGATACGCAGTTCGTAGACCCTGCTGCGGGCCATCCCGAGACGGTTCCACTGCACACGCCGGCCATATTTGCCTTGCGCGCCAAGCGAACGCCAAAGTTCGTTGCCCCAGGTATGGCCGCCATCATTCGACCAGCGGAGCATCGCCTGCGGTTCATCGCTCGGAAGCGCCGTATCGTTGACGCCTGTCTGAATGACAACCGTCAAAGACCGGTGGAACATCCGCAGCATGGAATTGGTCGCGTGTGGCGTCCGACGCATCCGCACGATTGCGGTCCCGTTGTCAGTCGTCGTCCGCGGGTCAAGCGTGTAAATCTTCCCGTTGGCGTAGTCACCAACGTACAGCAGGTCATTGAACTGCGCCGCGCAAGCCCCACGCCACAGCCAGAAATCGTCAACGTCTGCGTCCCACTCACCGCGTTCGTGCCATCGCTGCGTCAGCGCATCGAAGACCCACGTTTGCCCCTGCGTCGGGAAGGAAAGCACATAGTATTCGTGCCCTTCCTGCACATACGCGAATCCGTGTGCGTCAGAAACTGCCGTGAACTTGGCGAACGCCTGATCCATCGCCTGCGTGCTGATCTTTTGCGCCTGATACCCGACAGACCGGTAGACAGACCTGTCGTTGCTAAGCCAGTAAATCGTGCCATTCCCGACTGCAGGCGAATATTTCGCTGCACAACCACGCTGAAGGATTGCCCCTGGTATGCGGGCAAACGGGAAGTCGGTGTCGCCGCTGTTGTAGTGGACCTCGCTCGTTGTCTCGCCAAACAGCCACAACTGGCCATTCAGCGCGGCGAGCGATACCAGGTTGTCCGGCTGGCCCTCGGCTGCGCCAAAATCCAGACTGCTCCACGTCGTCCCATCGTAAGAGTCGGAAATCTGGTAATTCTGCGTTCCCGGCTCGTTTGTGATGAAGTACCCATCAAGGAACGTACCAACGTCGCCGCCAAGGAACTCGGCTGTGGCAATTGTCGCCAGCGTGTTGGTGGCAATCGTGTAGATGTAGCCATCCACGCCATCGACGATGAACACCTGCGATCCGTTCGTAGACATCGACAGCGGACCCTGCGAGGTATTCAGCGTCCCCCGGCTCGTTACCGTGTCATCCGCCGCCACTGTATAAACCGTGTCGCCGCAAGCGACCAACAGCAGCGAACCAATGGAAATAACACCACGGATCGGCTGTCCAGAACTAACCGTCACTCGGTTTTTAAGACCCGGCGTCCCAAGCAACATCAACTTGGTCGGCTCGTTGTTCTCGTCGAGCGGCACGAGGTACATATTCACGCAACGCTGGCAGGCGGCATCCGTCGTATCAAGCGCATACGCAGGGCCAACAAAGCCAATCCGCGCCATCAGCGCCACCCATCCGAGTAGATGTTGTAACGACCGCCGGGCTTCGAGACTTCCCACGTCGAGCCATTGATTGTCCGGTGGTTCATCCGTTTGAGGTTAGCCAGCGCCTCGATGTACAGGCGATCGACATCGGGGTTGATGGCCTTCCCGTATTCAAGGCTCAGTTCCCGCGCCAGCATGTACACAAGCAGCCTGTCATAGCCCTGCGGCAGGTCTACGTCCTCGGACAGCGACGCAAACGACTCTAGAACCTTCCACGACCGGAAATAGAACGCATTGGCCTGCGACGGCATCGGGTAGAAATAGAACGTCCCGTCCGTCAGCGTCGGATCGTAGAAGCAGCGGTCCGGCAGGTTGGTCGTGACCGTTTTCTTTGCATAGGAGTCGTAGGTCGGCGCGTCAACGAGCTGCACCGGGTAGTCGATGCCATTCAGCCGCACATACCCATCGAGTATCTTGAACGGGCGAGTAGTGACAAGCGCCGTGCCAGTCGGTCCAACCGTATAGGATGTCTGGTTGGCAACGAGGTTGAACGTCTCCAGCGGACAGCGATACGCTGCCATCCCTTGAAGCGACAAGGATTGCAGCATCTGGTTCAGGACGGCCAGCGCATCCGACGAATCGTCAGACGTTGCCGTCTCACCCGCGCCAATCACCCCAAGAACACGGAGCGAACGGTTAATTATTTCCTGCGCCGTGCTCATCGGTCACTTTCCTCGGTCGGCCAGGGCCGCGCTTGGCGGGTTCTTCGCTTGGCTGCGATTCTGCCGGGTTGCACTGGCTTTCCAGCCGCCATCCCTCAGAGCGCAGAAAATCGAATTGCGACGTGTCGAGCGTGACCATAAGACCACCGTTCGAGTGCCGAAAGTAGTAGTGCGTTCTCACTGCGACCTCGCCAAATTGCCTTTCCACGCCTTATTGCCGACATGGACGAAATCAATGTCCGGCTCTACCCACATCGTGAATCCGGACTCCCGAGCACGATGGCAAAAGGCGTAATCCTCACCGATGTACTTGTCCGCCATCATGATCCGCGTAAACAGCGGCGCGACATGCAATTCGCCCCACGGGAAGGCTGCACATTTGTACAGTGTAGCCTCGGCGGTCATCTTTTCAATCACATCCCGGCGGATCATCAAAAACCCTGCCGGTAGCCCGTTCCGCGTCTCAGGGAACTCATTGATGTCGTTCCGGTACGGGTAAACGCCACCGATGATCGGTTTGTCCTGCTCCATAAGCCTTCGGGCTGCGTCAGCCGGCCAGCCCAGGTCTGTGTCGATCTGCAACATGTAGTCGCAGTCGCTGTGCAGAAACAGGTGCGCCGCTATATCGCGGGCAATGTCGATCCAATGGACGCCATTTACCTGCTGATACGCGGTCTTTATCCCGTGAGCCGCGCAATCCTTGATGGTGCCTACCAAGGATTCAACATACTCGGCGCAGTACGTCGCAGAATAGGCGGGCGAGACTATGAAAAGCCTGCCCGCCTTTCCGTCGCTCATCCGATCAGCTCGACGCAATCAGACCAAGGGTCTTGAGCGCCGCGATGACCGCGTTGCACTTCGTGATGGCCGTAGCCGCGTCCGTCGCGTCGGCAATCGTCGCCGGTTGCGTGGTCGTGGTCGCGCCGAAGAAGCCAACTTTCTCGATTTGGACGTTGCCCCGACGATGATGCCGTCCGGGTTGCCGTCGCCTACTTTATACGCTGCCATGTCTTTTTCCTCTTGATGATAGAAAAGGAGGCAGGTTATGCCCCCGTTTCAGTTGGTTACGCCGTGACTCGGCAGGCCCACTCGGGACGGATGGTTTTCCAGCCATACAACATGTCAATCCGCATGGGCAGCAGATCGTTGTTGATGTCGTACTGGCGAACCACGCGGATGCTGAACCCGTCCTGATTCTTGCGCCCGGCGAAGTGCACGCCTTGCGGCATGATCAGGTCGGCGCAGGCCAGGGCGAAGGCGTCCTTGTGGTACACCAGCGACTGCGCGTAGCCAGTCGATGCCAGACCGACGAACGTGATCGCGGTGCCGTTGGACGGCAGGGCTGAAATCGTGGCGTTCGGGGCGCTGGTCGAGGTGGACAGCGACGGGCTGATGGTGATGTGGGTCGTATCGGTCTGGCCGGTGCAGACGAACTGCGCCAGTTCGCCGGTGGACGCGCCGGTTTCCGGGTTGACGGCGTAGATGCCGGCGATGGTGAACACCGTGCCGGTAGCAATCGACGTGCCGGAACCCGAGATTACCAACGTGCTCGACCCTTCGGTCTGCGAGCCGGAAGTCGTCAGCGACTGCGCCGAACCCACCGCACCATTGGTATGGATCGGGATGTTCTGCGACATGTCGAAGTTCAGGCCGAGCGCATCGACAACGAGGCCGGAATCATACTGATCCGACACCTTGCGCGCGTTCTGGAACAGGCCTTTGAGTCCGTCAACCGTGCGGGCCATCGCCAGCGGGTTGAGGATCGCAGAACGGTTGCCGTCACGCGGGGCAGTGTAGTTGTCGATCTTCGCGCCGGCGTCCAGCCAGACCTGCGCCGATGCCGGAACCGTGCCGGCAGTGCCGACCTGGTTGTACACGTTGATGTACTCGGCAGTGCCGTCCGAATCAACCGCCGTGGCAAGGCGGGTGACGGCCGGAAGCAGTACGCGGTCGCTGAAGTCCTGAATGGACATCGTTTCCTCAAGCGAGGAGAACGACACGTCAACGCCCTTCTGCGTGGCAACGGTCAGAGTGACGGAATCTTCCGTCGTGTTCTGGACGTCGATGGCCGCGCCGGTGCGGACGCTGTACTTGTTCGGCTTGCGGATCTTCAGGGCAGTACCGATCTTCGCGCCGGATTGGGCGAAGGAATCGTCGTACTGACGGTTCACATAGCGCGAGAAGCGCACGGCGTTGTGCAGGATCATCATCGTCTCGCGGGTGACCGCGGTCGGAGTGAGAATGGTGTTGCTCATGGTCAGAACCTCTTGGCGTTGCGTTTCTGTTCACGCCGGAAGGCTGCGTATTCCTCATCCGTCATTTCATCCAGAGACTTGGGCGCTGTTGCCCGTGCTGCTACCGGACTGATTGGATCAGGCGCTTTTGTTGCCTTCGATGGCGCAGGCTGTGATGCGATTCGGGCTTCAAGACGCCCGATTGCGAGCAGCGCCGCTTGAGGTGAGAGAACGGCAATTCGCGCGGCTTCCTCGGGGTTTTGCCCCCAGAAATACTGCAACTCAGCGCCAAGTTCCGATTCCATGATGGCTTCAACCATCGTCTGGCTTACCGGAACGTCCTGCCTGTAGGCAACAGCGTCAAAATCGCTGAACTTCTCACGGGCAATGTCGGCTTTCGCCTGATATTCCGCCGTGATCCGCGCTTTGCGATCCTCTGCCGCCGCCTTCTGGCGGGCCTCTAGCGCCTCGCTCTGTGCCGCTACCGCCGCCTGACGTGCTTCCCAGCGTGAAACAGCCCGGACGTAATCTTCGTAATCGTCGAACTGGTCCAGCCTGGGTTCTGATTCGCCACCTTCCTTCGCCTTGGCTTGCGCCTGTTCGCGGAGGGTCGCAGCTTCTCGTTCGGCACGCTCGGCCCTGGCCTCTGCCTCTCGCCTTGCTTGCGTCAACTCGCTGAATCGTTTGGAGAGTCCGCTGCGGCGTTTTTCGCTAGCGTCATCATCCTTCGATCCCTCAGCCTTCTCAGCCGGCTGCGGCTGGTTTTCGCCCGTTTCTACCTTTGCAGGCTCGGTCGGCGGCGCCTTTGCGGTTTCTTCCTGATCTACAGGAGCACCATTCTCTACTTCGCTCATGGGTCACCATGGATTTTCCCCGTCAGCCCGACGGGTAGGGTGGCCGGTGTCTATCCGGCATCACGCGGTAGGGCCAAAGTCCCTGCCGTGTTCTTCGGACTCAACGCCTTCAATGGCGGCAAGCCTTCCATTCAGTGAAAGCAACAGGTCGGCGGTGATCTCGCCGTCCATCTTCATGCTCTCGTATTCGCTGGCCAACTTCTCCAAGTCGTCCGCACGACGATTCAGTCGCGCAAGCTCTACGTCCTTAACCGCGTTCATGCGGGCGACATCGAGGCGCGCGTTGATGTCTTTGTCTTTCAGTTCAAGCTCCGCGACCTTGATCGCGCGGTCGGATTGCGCCTGCTGCAATTCCGCCGTCAGCGCCCGAATCTTGGCCTCGGCGGCCTGCATCAACTGCTGCACCTGCTGCGCCATCGCGGAATCCCTGCCGCCTTCATCATCGCTATCCTGCAATTGCGGAGGCAGCATCTTGCGGAGGCGCTTGGCAATGTCATCAGCGCCAGGCCAATCCATATTCTTGACCAGCAGGTCGCCAACCATCGGGAACAAGTTCGGGACGGCCTGAACAACACCCATCATGGCGTCGGCCGCCTCTTGGCGCTTGGTCGTGTAGGACGGGCCAACAGATACCGAAACGTCATACTTCCCGACGCCGGGGTTGTAAATCTTCACAATCTCGCCGGTTTCGTGGTCAATGTAGCCGGTGACCGGCTCTGCCTGCTCCGGGTTGATCTTGGCAGTCGTTACAGCCCCATCCTCGCCAATGATCCGCGCGACACGCTGCGTGTCGTAAATCTTCGGGATCAATCCGACGATAATCCGGCCGGCGTGGCGAATCGAGCGGGACAGGTTGTCCACATAGTGGAACGTGGCAACATCTGCCTCACGCTGGCGCAGGAAAATCGCCTTGCCAGACTTCTCGTTCGATGGAGCGCCAAGTCCCGCGTTGTATATGCCAAGCGTCGTCTGGATGTCCTGTTCTGCCCGGTTGGCTTCCTCGATGAAACCCATAGGAACGTCAGGCGCAGGGACGCGAATCGGTGGAGGTATAGGTTGGCCATTCAGCGATTTCGGAACGTACTGGAGCACCGACACGTTGTCAGTGTTCGCTCGCTCCCATTCGGATTCATAGCCTTCGAGTTGACCCTCGGCCGCGATATACGGCACCTTGGGCGTCAGCGCGATGCGCTCGACGGCAGCGGAGCGCATGTAGTTGTACATACGCTGCGGGTCTTTGGCTTGGCGGACGATGCCTTGCAGGATGCGTTTAGCGCCGACCCAGATTTCTTCACCGATCACCGGGATGATCGGGATGTATTCGCTAGGGAACTCCCCGCGCTCAAGCACCTGAAAGCCTGACAGCTTGAACCACTCGACCTTGTGCCTTGTGGTAGGCCTTTCCTTGACGATGGACACCGATTGCGGCGGCATCTTGCCATTCAGCGACGACCGCAGGCATACCGTGCCGTCAGACAGCAGCAGTAAAGAATCCTTGACCGGGACCTTGCGGAAATACTCGGCAACCCGGTATCGCTTGTTCTTCCCGTCAGACTCGACCCAGTTCTGCTTGTCGTCGCCAAGGCTATCGGCCTCCCACGACGAAGGGTCAGCATCAGGCCAGAGTTCCTTGAACTCATCTTCCGGCACCATGTCGCAGACAAGCGCCCAATTGGCATCAGAACCGTCAGGCTCATTTATGTTGCAGTCCAGATAGACGGAGAACGGGTTAGGAATGCGCTTGACGCTGATTTCTTGCGACCATTGGTCCATCGCGGACCATTCGGTGCAAATGCGGAAGTAGCCAAGGCCAGAGGTCACCGCATTATCTACCGCCGTGTCGTAGGCGATGTCGGCGTTGGATGCGTCTTCGATGTGCCGGACAAGACCCTGCAGAATCTCAGCAACCTCTACATCCGCGCCATCGTCAACCGGGCGAACCCGGATAGCCGGTTTGTTCTGCCGGATGTCGTTAAGTATCTGATGCTTGTACTGCGACAGCTTGTTGACTACCAAGCACGGACGCGGGCCGCCCTGGTTAGTCGTTGACTCCCTGCGCTGCTTGATCTGCTCCGGCCATTGGTCGCCGGACATGAATCGCTGGTCATCCAGCATCAAAGACCGCTGCTGCGACTCGGCGTCACTGGCGGCCTTATAGCGCGCACGGGCTTCCCGCAGAATGGCGATGTCCGGCGATTCTGCCGGTTGGTCTTTGGGCTTTCGTGCCATCAGTTCATCCACCCGCCCGCGCTTGCCGGTACATAACCGCGCGCCCTTGGCTTGCGCGGCTCGGTCGCCGGTTTTGTTATGTCAGGGAACAGTTCCGTCAGCGCCCACACAAGGGCATCTGCTCGGTTTGGCGATCTCTCGCCGGTATAGCCTGCAGTCGAAAATGACGCCAGCTCATCCTCTAGCTCAGGGAAGCAGCCAACATGCCTGACCTTGCCCTGCTCGTAGAGCGGGCTGAACGGTTCGGCCCTCACGACCTTCCCACGCGATGCCGTTATCAGCCGGAAATTGGCCCTTGGACGCGCCGTCCTGATAACGTGCTCGACCATCGCGCCGCCGAAGTTGCCTTCCGCAACGATAATGTCTGCCTTGTGGTCGTCGTAAGCCTGACCGGCAACCGAAGCCCACTTCGCCGGTCCTGCTTTGATGGTCAGGTCGTCAAGCACATACGCGACCCCATCAACCCCAAGGCCTGCGACCACGATCCCAACCGCATCGTTCTCGGCTGACTCGGCATCATCCGCGCCGCTCGGGTCAACCCCTACGACCACCCGAACAAGATCCGGAACCTTCGACCGGTCGGCAACCCGCCAGTTATCAATGGTCGCCTCTTGGAACAGCGCATTAGGCGTCGCGTCCGCAAACTCGCCGCGGAGGAATCTGCGCTTTTGGCGCTCACTCAGGCTCTCTAGCGTTTTCAGGTACTCGGCAGACAAGTTATCTACGTTGTCTACCGGGTTGATCCGAAACGCCGCGTAGTTGTCAGGGTCAGCGAGAGCCGCCCTGGTATCAGGGTCGCGCTTCTCAATGAATAACCTGTAAGTCCAGTGCGCCTTTGACGGCGGGTTGCAGTCGTAATACATGCGAGGCTGCAGCAGGCCTGCCGGCCGGCGGTCTATGACCTGCTCGACCTTCTGCGCCAACCGCGTGACCGCAACGCCTACCGACCCCCAAGGTATCTGGGAGCACTCATTAAGGTAGATCGTCACGAACTCCATGCCGAGAATCTTCTCGGTGCGCTCCTTGTCATCAAGGCCGCCGAACCAGATTTGGCTGCCGCCATCGAGTTCGGCAAACCAATCCGTCTTGTTCATGGTGTAGCGCACACCAGGGAAGCACAGCCGCATCACCTTGGGGAAGGTGTCCATCACCACGGACGACTTAACCGCGTTGAACCTGAAGCGCATCACCGCATGGCGTGACCCTGGAGCCTTTAGCGCCCGAAGGCATACGTTACGAATGTGAGAAACGTCTTACCGCTGCGACTGCCGCCAAACAGCATCAAGTGCGTTGCCGGCCCTGCCAGTACCTCTTGCGCCTCTTGCTGCTTGGCGTTGAGCTTAAAGCCGCCCATCCACTCCCGTTATCCGAATCAGCACAGGGCCGCCACCTTCGCCGCTAACCTGCAAAGGCAACAGCTTCGGGTAGATCGTTGCCCAGAATGCCCGCTCGTTTGCAGGGTCTTCCTTGGCCCACTTGGCCAGCCTGTCCGCGCCTCCAAGGGCTTCCGCTGCCGCGGCAATGGCATCCTTGGCGACTTGCGTGGTCTTGTTCGGGACGCCCTTCTTGCGTCCCGGCCCCGGCTTACCTTGGCCGATTCTGGGCGATTGTTTTTCGTGGCTCATGCCGTCACCGTCGCGATAACGTGCTTGGCCTCGGTGTCCGACCAGTTGTCGCCTACCCCGGTCTTCAGGTCATCAGGCAGGACGCACAGCACGTCGCCCTCGCGCATGACCAGCAGGTCTTTGCCGCCTATGCGGACTTCCATGCCTGAGCGCCATGAAAAGGCGATGCGGTCGCCGGGTTGTAGGTCGGTGCGGAAGAACCAGTCCTTGCCGTCAGCGTCGGTCTTCCAGCGGCCGGGGCCTACGCTGATCACCTTGGCCCGGTGCTCCTTGAAGCCCGGAAGCTCAAGGAAGGTGTCTGCCTTCTCCCGTTCGGCTACCACGATGTCCTGAATGGCTCTCATGGTCAGTCCTCCAGCACAGCCAACACTTCTGCGTGCGGGATAATCACCATGTCTTCGCCGGCCTTGACCATGTTGGCCGTGTGGCGAAGGTACAGCACCTTGTCGCCGGGCTTAAGGCCAATCGGGATGGTTCTGCCGTTGCCGAGATCGCGCCCAGGCCCTACAGCCTTGACCTCGCCTGTCTGGTAGGCCTCTGCCGTCTGCGTTACGAGCGCCAAGCCGCTGGCCGTTTGTTTGGCCTGTTCGTCCGGCTTGACCAACACTCGGTCGCCTTTAACCGTCACCATGTCTGCCCTCTGCGCTCAGGCTGCGAGTACCCCGGACCCTCCGGGTTAGGTTTTGATGCCCGCCGCACCGGCCTCTTGGCGGTAGCTCGTGACTTGTGGTCGTCGCCGGTGGCGGGCAAAA